TCAGGAAACACGGGTGCTGGTCGGACGTATACATGTAATACAAACGGCACAATTACATTTGGCACAACAAACATTACGTTTGCGCAGATTAGTACTTCTCAGATTTATGCAGCAGGTACAGGACTAAATCTTTCCAACTTGACATTTAGTGTCGCCAATACTGCCGTAACCGCAGCGACTTATGGTAACGATGGTGCAGTGCCACAAATTGCTGTTAATGCACAAGGTCAAATTACTTCTGCTTCTAACGTATCAATTAACGCTTCCAGTATCTCTGTAGGTACTTTAGCAAACGGTAGAACCACAGCGGATTCAGCTAATGGCGCATCAACCATCGTAGCCCGTGATTCAAACGGTTCATTTAGCGCTAACGTAGTGACTGCTGGTACTGGTTCGTTTACTGCTGTGTCTGGTAACGGCGTAGCACTAACAGCGATTAACGCATCAAATGTAACCTCGGGCACTTTGGATAACGCAAGAACTTCTGCTGCTACAGCAAACGGTGCTTCGACTATTGTGCTTCGTGACGCATCAGGTGCATTTAGCGCAGGAGCTATAACAGGATCTTCGATTGCAGGTAACGGTATTGCTCTTACGGCTATTAACGCTTCTAATATTGCTAGTGGCACATTAGAAACAGGTCGTATATCTGGTTCCTATACAGGTATTACTGGTGTAGGAACGCTAACCGCTGGTACTTGGAACGCTAACGTAGTATCCGCTCAATACGGTGGTACTGGATCCGCTAACTTAACAGCTAACAACGTTATTCTTGGTAACGGCGCAGGTACAGTTCAAGTGGTTGCTCCTGGAACAGCCAATAACGTTCTGACTTCTAATGGCACAACTTGGATTTCTCAGGCTGCTGGTGGTGGTGGTGGTGGTATTCCGTCTGGTACGGTGATGATTTTTGGTCAGACTTCAGCTCCAACAGGATTTACTAAACTAACAGATCAAGATAATGCTGCACTTAGAGTAGTTAGTGGATCAGCTAGTACGGGTGGTAGCGTTAACTTTACTACAGCGTTTGCAAGCCAAACCCCAACAGGATCAGTAAGTATTACTGCGGTCAGTGGTAGCGCTGGAGCGACAACGCTTTCTACACCGCAGATTCCTAGCCATAGTCATGTAATACCCCTCTTTACGCCTACGGAAGTACCTTCATTCGTTACTGCTATTGATGCAACTTACGGAACTGTCTCTGGAGCATTTCCGCTATCTCAACCTACTGGCAATACAGGTGGCGGTGGTAGCCACACCCACCCATTTAGCTTTTCAAGTGGATCTGGTACATTTAGCGGTAATGCAATTAACCTTGCTGTAAAGTATGTAGACGTTATTCGTGCAACTAAGGACTAAAAATGGGTATACTTAAAAACGGTACATTCTGCCCGCTCATTAAAAAAGACTGCGTAGGTCTTACGTGTGCTTGGTACACCCGTGTTCAAGGAATTGATAATAATACTGGCAATCAGGTAGATAATTATGAGTGTGCAATATCATGGCTACCAATGCTACTTATTGAAAACTCTGGGCAACAAAGAAGTACTGGTGCTGCAGTAGAATCGTTTAGAAACGAAATGGTAAAGTCAAACGAACAGTCACAACAACTTTTGTTAGCGACCGCAGGCATTATGCAAAACGAAGATCAACCCAAATTAATTAGGAGTATTGAGCAATGAAACTAACTATTATCCCCGTTGATGGGTCCGTTGGTGAAGACGGTAAATTTTATGATGGCCTTGATTTAAATTCTTGTGCTATCCCCGCAAATGTTCACGCCCTTCAATGGGATGATGTTGCTGGATGGATTGAATTTAATGAACCAATTCCAAACGAGAAAATTACTGTTCTTCCATCTTGGGCAAATTGCTGCATGACTAAATGGACTGAAGCTAATACCCCTGTCCCGCCACAACCACCGACAGCAGAACAAAACAAAGCAACTGCCGTAGTTAAATTGCAAGCAACAGACTGGGCAACAATTCCTGATGTTGCAGACCCTTTAAAGAGCAACCCTTATTTAAGTAACGCTCAAGATTTTGTTGTTTATCGTAACGCCGTGCGTCAGTATGCCGTCTATCCAGTTGCTGGGGATATTAATTGGCCCGCTGTTCCACAAGAAGTTTGGACGAATGTGTAGTGAACGCACAACTTGAGCAAAACAATTTTTTGTTTGTCCCTAACTTTATTAGTCAGGAACGTGCTCAAGATTTGCAAAAACAATTCGTTGAATTAGAAAAAACAAATAAATGCTTAAGAGATTCTCAAGCCCCTAATTCGCCAGCTACGTACAATTTCAAACCATTTCTTGAGCTACTTTGCGAAAAAACAAACGAAATAAGTAATCTAATAGAAGAGGTTGTATTACCCACATATACATATGCTCGTATATATAAAAACGGGGAGATACTAGCTAGGCATAGAGATAGACCTGCCTGCGAAATAAGTTTAACTGTACATTTGGATGGGGACGCTTCTTGGGATATAAGTATTGAAAAACCATCCAAAGAAGAAGTTAGTTTAACTTTACAGCGGGGGGATGCAATGTTGTATTTAGGTTGCGCAGCCGATCACTGGAGAGATAAACCATTTTCTGGACAAAACTACGGTCAAGTATTTTTGCACTATGTACGTAGTAACGGCCCACGCGCTTGGGCATATTTTGATAAAACGCAATGAAAAACGTTAACGACTACATTTTAGTGTTTGAAGATATTATTGCGCCAGAGTTATGTGACGCTGTTCTTAATGAATTTTCTAACGAAGAAGAATGGGCAAAAACAGTAGTTGGTCAAGGTCGTATTGACGATAAAATTAGAACCGCCGAAACAGTTGTTTTGTCTTACCCGCACGTTATAGAAAAAAACCCTGAAATAAGATTTAGTTTAGATAAGGCTATTTTTATCTCTGCTGGACTGGCAATTAAAAAATACAACGAAAAATTTCCTGTAGCTTTTATTCAAGAAGATTCAGGGTACGAGTTACTTCGATATAAAGAGGGGCAGTTTTATACACAACATACAGATTCGTTTAAAAATAGACCACGTGCGGTGTCTTGTTCTTTTATATTAAATGATGACTATGAAGGTGGTGAGTTTGCGTTCTTTGACCGTGAACTAAAGTACAAACCTAAAAAAGGGTCGTGCATTATGTTCCCATCAAACTTTATGTATCCACACGAAATTATGCCCGTGATTAGTGGTACACGGTATTCGATCATTACTTGGTTCGTATAGGATAAGCCATGTTTGCCGTCTTCCCTTTTGCTGGGGCGCCGTTTGCTGACAGCGGGGAATCGTTTGTTAACGTAGCCGTAAACCTTACAGGTGTCAGTGCCGTTACTCGCCTCGGCAACGTAGAGGCGCAAGCTAGTGCCGTAGCTGACGTAACGGGTGTTAATGCCGTAGGTGTAGTTGGCGATGTAGATATAAATACTGGCGTAACAGTCGATTTGGTTGGCGTAAATGCTGTAGGTCGGGTTGGAAACGTAGAGGTTGTAGAAAGCGTCACAATTGATCTAACAGGTGTTTTTGCCGCTGGTCGAATTGGCAACGTAGATATTAGTACTGGCTGTACGGTAGACCTGATTGGGGTATTCTCCGTAGGGCGAATAGGTAATGTCGATATAAGCACAGGCGTAACAGTCGATGTAAACGGTGTTTTTGGGGTTGGCAGAATAGGAGATGTTGAGGTATCTGCTGGCGCTACGGTTGATTTAGTTGGCGTACAAGCCGTTGGACGCATCGGTAACGTAGAAATTCAAGCTGGTGCGGTCGTAGATTTGACTGGGGTATTTACCGTTGGACGGGTTGGAGACGTTGTAGTAGCGGCTAATGCGGATGTTTTTGTTACTGGCTTTGCTGTTCCCACTCTTCTAAACAGTGTAGACGTATCTACAGGAGCAACGGTTGACCTATTTGGTCAGGCTATCCCAGTATCTGTAGGTGATTTTGAAGTCCAGGGTACTGTAATTATTGACCTAATTAACCAGAACCTTAAGGGTATTGGTCGGATTGGGGACGTAGATATAGTAGAAAGCGTCACAATTGACGTAACTGGGGTATTTGCAGCTGGTCAGGTAGGTGATGTAGAGGTTATAGAAAGCGTCACGGTAGACCTAACAGGCGTTTTTGCGGTTGGTCAGACGGGTAACGTAGAGGTTCGGGCAGATGCTAATGTAGACCTAATTGGGGTATTTGCCGTAGGTAGGCTGGGGAATGTAGAAATACAGGCAAGTGCCGTAGTAGATTTGACGGGTGTTAGCGCCGTAGGGGTAATTGGTAATGTAGAGTTCTCTGGCGGAGTTACAGTAGACCTGACAGGCGTTAATGCAATTGGCGTTATAGGTGACGTAGAAGCTCAAGGAAGTGTCGTAGTTAACCTAATCGGGGTGCGTACTGTTGGACGTCTTGGTAACGTTACTACCCAGACCGAGAACTTTATTAATGTAACCGGGGTAAATGCAATAGGGGTAGTTGGTACTGTTGACATTGAAACAGGTATAACGGTCGATGTAACTGGGGTATTTGCAATTGGGGTTGTTGGCGTTGCAACATCTGCCGTTAACACCGAAGTTAATTTGACGGGTATTAGGACAGTTGTTAAACTTGGAGCAGTAAATGTATGGGGTGACGTAAACACCTTCCAAGACTCTATTTGGGCGGATGTAGATACGGAGCAAGCCTCGGGATGGGTAGATGTAGATACAGAGCAAACGTCAAATTGGGAAGACGTAATAGCGGCATAAAAAGGAGCATTAAATGGCAAGTACATTTTCATCATTAAAATTTGAGCTTATAGGGACTGGAGAGCAAGACGGTACCTGGGGCGATACTACTAACACAAATATTGGCACTGCCATCGAGCAGGCCATTACTGGATCTGGAGACATAACTTTTGCCAGTGCAGACGTTACACTTACTTTATCTAACACCAACGCTGCCCAAGTTGCCCGTAATTTACGTTTAGTTTGTGTGGGCGTTTCTGGCGGCGCAAGGCAATTAATTGTTCCAGCTATTGAAAAACAGTATATTGTCCAAAATGATCTAGTTGATACCGTAACAATTAGAACTTCTGCTGGAACAGGGATTGTAGTCCCTGCTGGAAAAACCATGATTGTGTTTAATAATGGTACGGATGTAGTTGATTCAGTTACTTATTTGTCTTCTTTTAGTACGGGTAATATTAGCGCAAATAGTATTAACGCAACCTCTTTAACTTTATCCTCCGCTTTGGGTGTTGCTTCTGGTGGAACTGGCAGGGCAAATTTAACCGCAAACAGTGTGGTACTTGGTAACGGAACGTCTCAAGTCCAGTTAATTGCACCAGGATCGAATGGGAACGTTCTTAGTTCAAATGGTACAACCTGGATTTCAACAACCCCAGCAGGGTTTCCATCTGGCACTCGCATGACATTTAATCAAACCGCAGCGCCAACTGGTTGGACAAAAGATACAAGCACGAACAACACTGCGTTTAGATTGGTTAGTGGCAATGTAAGTTCTGGTGGCAGCATAGACTTTACTAATGCGTTTAGTTCTACTCAAACAGTTAATATTACCTCTGCGACAGCTTCAGTAGGCGCAACCACATTAAGCACTCCTCAAATTCCTAGCCATAGTCATGTAATACCCCTCTTTACGTCTACGGAAATACCCTCATTCGTTACTGCTATTGATGCAACTTACGGAACTGTCTCTGGAGCATTTGCGCAATCTCAACCTACAGGTAACGCAGGTGGAGGCGGCTCACATACTCACCCATTCTCATTTAGTTCTGCAGTGGGAACGATAGACCTTTCAGTCAGATATGTTGATCTCATAATTGCTCAAAAGGATTAATATGATTAAAGAGATACAGGACTCTATGGAAGGTGGCGAATTTAAGCCACGTCATACGGTAGAAATCTACTGCCCTAACTGCAGCCGAGACGTAGACGAAACCGAACTGGCTATGAAAGTATGTGGTGATTGCGGTCATTCCTTGGATGAGCCAGAACAGCACGTAGCTATCGTAGTAGCCAATATGTCATTTGGAGGGAGTACGTTGTGAGTGATAAAGAACAATACGTTGAGTCAGCCAAAGAGGTAGCTGGAAAGGCCATCGGAAAACATGGCCTTATTTACATTACGATTATCGTAGCCATGGGTGTTGGTGCATCTATTGTTCTTGAAGAAGGCAAGATGGCTGCCGTTATGGGCCTTCTTGGTGCGTCTTTAACCGCCCTTATTTCTATGCTAAATGGTGTGGCTGGTGCTACTCCAAAACAAGACAAACCTGAGTTTGAGGTAATGAAGCAGCTTATTGACAAAGTAGAAGCCATGGCTGATCGTGATCCTATGACTGTTGCAGTAGATGGCGATAAGGTTGTTGTTCGTAAGGGTGATAACGAAACCGCTATTGGGAGATAACCCATGAAC